CAGATACTCAAGCATTCCGAGATGCTACCAATGAGATAAATTTACTCAATGCAGAGCGTACTGCTCAAGCGGCTGAAGAAGGGCGTAAGCGTAAGCAGTTTGAGAGAGATGTACAAGATGCAAAGGTGCAGATGTCTATGGATGCCATAGGTGCTATCAATGGTCTTGTACAAGCCTTTACAGGTGAGAACGAGAAGGCTCAAAAGAGAGCCTTTATGATTAACAAGGTTGCAGGTATAGCCAACGCAGTTATAAGCACGGCACAAGGTATTACTAAAGCATTAGCAGAGACTACTGACCCTACACCTACGCAGTCTTTTAGATTTGCAAATGCAGCAATCGTAGGAGTTACAGGTGCAGCACAAATAGCCACCATAGCAAGACAACAATTTAGCGGAGGGGGTAGTGTAGATACTAACATCCCAGATGGTGGTAGTGGTAGTTTTGGTAGTATGACACCTCAGTTTAATGTAGTGGGTAGTACAGGTACTAATGCATTACTACAATCACTACAACAGAATCCTGTAAAAGCATATGTAGTAGGTAGTGATGTTACCTCACAACAAGAATTAGATAGAAATAGAATTAACCAAGTAAGTTTCCCATAATGCGAATAGTAGAACTATTATTGGATGAAGAAAGCCTACAAGCAGGTATCCAAGCAATCAGCATCGTAGAAGCTCCTGCAATAGAAGAAGACTTCGTTGCACTTAAAGAGCAAGAGCGAGTAGAATTAAAGACAATGGATGAAGACAAGCGTTTGCTCTTGGGAGCAGCACTTGTACCTAACAAGCCTATCTATCGTAGGAGTGGTGATGATGAGTATTACATCTACTTCTCACAAGACACGGTAAGAAAGGCAAGTGAGTTGTTCTTCATCAATGGCAACCAGAACAAGGCAACCTTAGAACACCAAATAGACATTACAGGACTTAGTGTTGTAGAGAGTTGGATCATAGAAGGTGAGCAAGACAAGAGTAAGCTATATGGTATGGACTTACCTGTAGGCACTTGGATGGTATCAATGAAGGTTCATAATGATGAGGTTTGGAATGACTATGTGAAGGAAGGCAAGGTCAAAGGCTTTAGCATTGAGGGTTACTTTGTAGACAAGGTAGAGGCGAGTAGCCAAGAAGAGGAGAAAGCAGAGGAGCAGTTAAATGCGATTAAGGCTATCATCAAGAAAGACCTAAGAACAAAAAAGGGTAAGCGTACTGAATTAGAGACTTACAAGGATTACCCCACTTCGGTACGCAACAATGCAAAAAGGGGTAGAGAACTTAATGAGAAGAACGGTAATAAGTGCGCAACCAATATAGGGAAGCGGAGGAGTGCCGACCTTGAGGCAGGGCGCAATGTCTCAGTAGAAACGATTATGAGGATGTATAGTTACCTGAGTAGAGCAGAGGAGTATTACGATGAGGGTGACACGAAGTCTTGCGGATACATTAGTTATCTTCTATGGGGAGGTAAGAGTGCTAAGAGATGGGCAGAGAGTAAGTTGAAGTCTCTTGATAAAATCTAACAATAACAAACACTAATAGTTAACATGATATGAAAAGAATATCCCTAAATAAGGTGATGGCTAAATTAGCCGAGCAACCAGAGAAAGTTGAACTTGGTAGTATGCAGGAAGTTCAATCTCTACTTACAAAGATGTCTAAATTAGAGCAAGAGCTAAAGACTGCGGGTAAAGAGTTAGAGAAGTTTGAATCTACCTTTAGTCAATACAAGAAGGAGATTGATGACTATAATAGTAAGACTGATTATTATAGTGATTTACAACAACAATACATTGACATTAAGAAAGGTGGAGCAGGAGTCTCTATGGACACGGTAGAAGAGTTAGCTGATAAAGCTGATAAATTAGGTTTAGGAGATAGTGTTACACCTATTATAAATAAAGCCTACGCAGCATTTGAAGCATTAGCTGATGCAGTTAGACCTGTAATGACTTTAGATAGTAAGATATATCGTTCTTTAAATTAAAACAAGGTATGAAACAAGGCAAAACTGAAAAGGCGGTATTCGCAAAGCTCTCTACACAGAAGGTGGAGTTGGAACAACACGAAGTTGAACTGAATGTAGCGAGTCAGATTTCTAACTATGCTGATGACATTCGTACAGTTCAATCTAAACTTCAAGTATTGGAAGTTGCAGAATCTAAAGCAAGTAGATTATTTGCTATTAAGGAAGATGCCTCACAACTTGCTAAAGAGTTGAAATCTGTAAGAGCCGAGCAAGATGAGCAGTATGTTAGTTCTTGGGTAGATGGCGTACCACAACTTCTAAACAAACTTGAGCAGTCTGTAAAAGAATTAGGTGTAGACCCTTCAAGTGTTAAAGGGTACGATGAATTGAAAAAGGCTTATGCATCTATTAGTTCTAAATACAAGAGTATTGAAGGTGTTGGTGCAATGGTTCAAAGAGAATTAGATAGAAAGATATAATATGAAATCACAAGAAACATTAAGCAAGATTATGGAACTGCTTAACCTACAAGATGAGGTGAAGTTAGAGTCTATGAAGTTAGAGAACGGCACGGTAATAGAAGCCGAAGCCTTTGAACCCAACCAAGAGGTATTCATCGTTACTGAAGATGAGCGTATCGCTCTACCTATCGGTGAGTACGAAATGGAAGATGGTCGTATCCTCGTAGTAGCTGAAGAAGGTGTTATTGCTGAAATCGGTGAGGCTAAAGAAGAAGAAGCACCTGCTGAAGAACCTGCTCAAGAAGAAGAGGTAGAACAAGCGGAAGAAGAGAAAGAAGAAGAGATGGCTTACGCTACTAAGGAAGAACTTACTGCTGCTATGGATGAACTCAAAGGTATGATTGATGAAATCAAGGCTATGATGTCACCTAAAGAAGAGGAGATGAGCGAAGAGCCAAAGGCAGAAGAGGTAGAGATGTCTACTGATGAACCTGCTGCAAAGCCTATTAAGCACTCTCCAGAGACTAAGACACCAAAGATGCACAAGTTTGCTGAAGGTGGAAGAAAAGACACACTAAGTAGAATCTTTGATAAATTAGGATAATGAAGCAGGTACAAAAAGTATGGGCTGAATTATCAGCCAAACCTCAAGAGGTTGAGTTGAGTGAAGAGAAGGTTGAGTTAAATGCAGTTGGTGACTTGAAAGAGTTAATATCCGATGCAAAGAGAATAATTAGCCTACAAGAAGATGGATTTAAATGGGGCGAAAAAGCTGAAGCTCAATTTAAAGAAGTAATGAAAGTAGTCAGTGATGCTGAAGGAATTACAAGAGGAGCAATAAGACAAGCAGGAAACTTAAAAACTGAAAGCGACAAAATCTTAAACAAGATAGAAGTTTCAGCTAAAGAATTAGGAATAAATCCTAACGACATAGATGGTTATAGCCAAGCATTTAAATTGATTAGCGAAATGTTTGAAAATCAAAATGCCTTAAACGGTTGGAATGAAATGCTTAAAAAAATGCTTTAACACATTCAACCACTACAATACTATAAGGGGAGGGCATTGCTCTCCTTTTTTTTTGTAAAAAACTAACACCTACAACATTAGTTAGTTAACCTTATAAGATTTAGAATAATCAACTTTAAAAAGAAATAGAAAATGGCAACATCAATTACTACAACTTACGCAGGTGAGTTCGCAGGGAAGTACATCTCCGCTGCATTATTGAGTGCTGATACCATTGAAGGTGGTGGTATCACTGTTAAGCCAAATGTCAAGTATAAAGAAGTAATGAAAACTCTTTCTACTAACGCATTGGTAAAAGACGCTGCTTGTGACTTCGCTGACCAAAGCACAGTTACACTTGCAGAAAAGGTTTTAACTCCAGAAGAGTTCCAAGTAAACTTAGAGCTTTGTAAAAAAGATTTCCATAGCGATTGGGAAGCAGTACAAATGGGATACTCGGCTTACGATAGCCTTCCTCCATCATTTGCTGATTTCTTAATCGGTCACATCGCTGCTAAAGTAGCACAAAAGACTGAAGAAAACATTTGGCAAGGTGCTACGGCTACCGCAGGTGAGTTTGATGGCTTTACTGCTCTATTGGCTGCTGATGGTC